CATAAGCAACCAGCTGCATAAGACCACCCGCCATTTGTAATAGTACTCAAGAAAATAATTTGGAGCGGAGGACGGATGCTACGCAACCGGGACTTAGTTCGAGAAGACCAGACCGCCCATACCCGACGCCACCTTGAGGACGTTGTAGTTGATGGCGAACATCTTCTGGGAAAGGTTGGCGCCCATGCCCGTCTTGAGACTGACGGCCACCTGGGCCATGTCGATCCGGCTGAAGTTGCACGTGCCGCTGGGCTGGAGTTCCTCGGGCTTGAGAGCGAAGGAGTATGAGTAGATGCCGACGTAAGGCGCACCCGAGTGATACTGGTACGGCTGGTACTGGTTAAAGTACTTGCCGGGTTGCTCGATGAAGCGGTCCGTGCCGTTCAGCATCAGCTTGAACTTGTGCAGAGGACCGGTCTCGTACCCGTAGACCGTATTGGCCGTGCCGTAGTTGGGCAGGCCCGACTCGATCCAGAACACGTTGCCCGTCTGGACGTTGGACTGGAGGTTGATGCTGGAACCAGCGGTGATGGTCGCGCCTGTAATAACGGAGCCCGTGGTGGCCGCCACGAACAAGTTGGAACCGAGCAGGGGCGGGGCAAACAGACGGGGCACACCCACCTGATTCGGCAGGAGGTTCATGCCGTTCTGGGGAAGGATCTGGGGGTTGACCGTCACGTTCACGTTGGCCGTGCTGGAGCTGAAGTTCCACATGGCGTTCAGGTTCGTGCTGGAGCTCAGCTGATTGTTCTGGTAGCACCAGATCAGCTCCTTGACCGGGTGGTTGAACTGCAGACGGATTATGCTCGCGGCATTCTCCGAGCTGACGCCGACGGCGTCCGGGGTCACGTACTGGACCTGTTCGATCAGGTACTCGTGGTTGTTCTTGGCGAAACGGTCACGCTCGGTGGTGTCCAGATACATGTAGTTGGCCCATACCTCGATACCGTTCGTGCCGAAATAGCTCGAGTAGTACTGGCTCATGATAAAGTCCAGACGGACCTCGTGGTACTGGAGGGCAATGATGGGAAGGTACAGGCCTGGGTTCCGGTTAAAGAAGAACATGAGCGGCAGGTAAACCTTCGAGGGGCTCGTCGTGCCCACGTTGTTCACGACAGACGACGAGGTCAGGCGGCCGTAGTCCATCTTCTTCGTGTCGCCCAGGAACACCTCGGCGTACAGGCGGAACCACGTCTGTTGGTGACGATCGATCAGCTGACCACCAATGAAGAGTTCGATGCGCTCGATGGCGCGCTCAGCGACCCAGTTCATGTCGAAGTTGGCGTTGGTCGACGTCAGGGCCGCAGAGGACGTCTGGGTCGGCTGCGCCACCATGAACATGTCACCGACGAGATCTCCAGAGCGGCTCAGGGTCACGGAAAAGACGCCACCGTTGCCACCCGACCCGTTCACGGTTTGCTGGACGCATTCCATCGCGAAATTGGTGTGACGCTTGTAGCTCGACTGGAAGAAGGTCACCTTGGGCTGACCCGTCAGATACACATCCTGAGCACCATAGGCCACGAGTTGCATGAGTCCGCCACCAGGCATTTTAATATAGGTCGCGAAAAAGTTCTAGCGCGAAAAACCCAAGCTCTTAATTTCTGTTGGAATATTACAAATGTCCCGTGCAAAGATTCAGGAAATTCCCGATGAAGAAGAGGAGATGGATGAGGAGATGGACGAGGACGACATGGACGAGGGTATGGATATGTTCGAGGCCCTTGGGTCTCTGCTCGCCACCGAGGAGGGCGAGACGATCGCCACGACGCTGGTCGGGCTGAAAGACGCGACCGAGAAGATCGCCCAGTGCATGGAGATGCAGAACAAAATTCTGGTGAAAATTCTGTCCGCCATGCAGGCGGCGTGCCCGTGTGCGCAGCCGACGCAGGGTATCGCTGCTCCCGCTTAAAAAAGTCGCGGCCAGTTGTATCAATGGCAACCAAAGGCACCACCACAAACAAAAAGGCGGCTGAAGGCAGCGCTTACCAGAAAGAAATCAACTCGTGGACGCCTGCGGACCTAGACGCAAAGCTCGTAGATTGTGAGCGCAATCTCCATCTGGAACTCCAGAATGGAGACAAGCGACAGGAAATTTTCAAATTACTCGCGGCCAAGTGGCTCCCGGCAACGCCCAACCGGGATCCGAACGGCCTCCCCGTGGATATCGACAAGGAGGACCTCGAACGCCTGCTTGTGAACAAGCGCCGAATTATCGATATCTGTGGTTACATGCTTGCCCGGGCCGACTTGCTTGAGATTAGCAAGACTGAGACCCAGGACATCAATGGGAACAAGATGACCTTCGAGCGCCGTATCAAGCGCTTCAAGGAGTGCTACAAAGCCATCGTCAATAAGTTTATTGAAAATGATGCGGAATTCAAGATGTTTAACAAGCCCATGGCTGAGAACCCCGACGTCGACATGGACATCGAGAAGGATGCAACCTCGTATCAGAAGCTCCTCATTTTCCTTCTGAAACAGGCGTACCGTAACGGATACCGTCGGTACCGTGATCAGTGCTGCAAGGAAATCCGAAACACGCGCGCCTGGAAGCCGGTCAAGGAGATCAAGGACTTTGTCTATGACGAGACCCAAAAGGAGGACAACGCCGAGATGTGGCTGAACCTCACGAACCGCGGCAACATGGCACATGACGTCATCCGCCACTTGTCGAACTGCAAGGATATTCAGTTTTCTGAAATCAAAAAGGATCGTCACGTCTGGTCTTTCCAGAACGGCCTGTTGGACGCCCGCCCACTCGAGATGGTCAAGGATGCCTCTGGTTGCCGTCAGATGAAGTTTTACCAGTACGCCACCGACGAGTTTGCGGAGCTCGATCCGACGCTCGTGTCCTGTAAGTACTTTGACCAGCCTTTCGAGCCTTACGACGACCTGGACGACTGGTACGACATCCCTACGCCTCATATGCAGAAGGTGCTGGACTATCAGCGCTTTGAGGAGGACGTGGCCCGGTGGGTCTATGTCTTCATGGGCCGTCTGTGCTTCGATGTGAACGAGCTGGACGGCTGGCAGGTCATCCCGTTCCTGAAGGGTATCGCGCAGTCGGGCAAGTCGACGCTGATCACCAAGGTGGCCCGTCGGTTCTACGAGTGCGAGGACGTCGCGACCCTCTCGAATAACATCGAGAAGAAGTTTGGCCTCTCGAGCATCTACAAGGGGTTCATGTTCATCAGCCCCGAGATCAAGGGTGACTTGCAGCTCGAGCAGGCTGAGTTCCAGTCGCTCGTGTCCGGTGAGGATGTCAGCATCGCGCGCAAGTGCGAGACGGCGCTCAGCATGCAATGGACCACCCCCGGAATTCTGGGTGGAAATGAGGTGCCGAACTGGAAGGACAACTCTGGTTCGATCCTGCGTCGCTTGGCCACCATCAATTTTGGTCGCCAAATCGCACCTGACGTGGCTGACCCGCACCTCGAGTACAAGCTCGAGGCGGAGATGCCCGCTATCCTGTGCAAGTGTCTGCGGGCCTATCTGGACTATGCGTCAAAGTACGCCGACAAGGATATCTGGAACGTGCTCCCCAAGTACTTCAAGACGATCCGGAGCCAAGTGGCGACGGTCACCAACTCGCTCCAGCACTTTCTGTGCTCTGAGAAGTTCAAGTTTGCTCCAGACGCGTTCGTGCCCCAGAAGATCTTCGTGGCCCAGTTCAACCAGCACTGTCGTGAGAACAATCTCGGCACGTTCAAGTTCAATCCGGACTTTTACGCAGGGCCGTTCAGCTCCAAGGAGCTCGAGGTCCGCGTCGAATCCCGGATTTACCAAGGACAGGCGTACGCGACGCAGCCTATCATTTACGGTCTCGACTTCAAGGGTGAAGAATAGACCAGACCCGAAGGGTCTGTGGGGCCGCGGCGCCGGGGCCCGCTACGCCGGCCCGCCGAATAAAATATGATTCAAGAGTAGAAATGCTGGGCGACACCCCCAGAACCGCGGCCGCGCGGAAGATTCAGAAGATCTTCCGGGCGAGGCGCGTTTTTACGAACAGCCAGGGAGCCTACAAGGTGGCGCCGTCTGCGCTCACGGCCAAGATTGTAACCTTCAAGTTGCCTACCAATTTCCGTTCTGTATTCGAGTCGGAGCCCAAGGGTTTCTCGGAGATCACGGGCTACAAGGCGAGCTTCAAGAAGCCCGTGGTCCGCTGGGTCCAAGGTCAGGGTTGGATAGGCGACTCTGATGGCGTGAATAAAGTCATCGCCAAAAAGGGCCAACAGACCATCGTTCTGACCGATAAGTACTTTGACGTCATGGGCCTCGGCAACTACGAGGCGGCTCTGCTCGCCATCGTCAAGAACGGGTGGGCCCCCAAGGTGCTGCTCAAGGCGCCGCCCACCTACAAGAAGATTGATGGAATTTTCTACGTAAATAGGCCGTTCGTTCTCGATGACCTGCGTGACGAGCTCAAGAAGCTCCCTGTGTCAATGGTCGAGAGCATTGGTCGATACGACGAGAAGGTGGGCGGCGTCCCGGCCATAGTCCTCAAGCTCAAGAAACCCAAGTGGACCTACCAGTTCTTCAAGAACGGCACCGTCCTATTCACAGGCATCAAGGATCCATCCGAGCGCGACGCGCCCCGTCAGCTTTTCAAGGAGTTTTTCACCGACAAATACGACCTTGTGGCCCTACTGGCTTTGAACCTGGCCAAGTCGCCTGCGATCCGCAAGCCCGGGGCGCAGGCTGCCAACGCCAAGAAGGCTAAGCTGGCCAATCGGAACCCTCTGGCGGCATCCTGGAATGCGAAGCCGCCCATGGGATTTTATATCCGCCCGGGGACTAACGGCAAGCCCCGTCTTTACAAGTGGCGCAAGATGGAGAAGGAGCCACAGACTGGTCAGTGGTTGAACCGTGGTTCCCTGAACATGGCGGGTGTAGGGCCCAAGGTTGTGAAGGCGTACGCCAGCGCAGGCGTGCCCATTCCGCACGCGACACTGAATGCCTTTATCCGGGCAGGCCACCCGCTTGCGAATGGTGCGAAGAAGACTCCCGCGGCCGCCAAGAACCGCCGGGCGCCTTCTTGGGACGCCATGAAGGAGGGGTTCTACGTGCGTCCTGGACCCGGTAAGCAGCCTTACTGGTTCGCCGTGCCATCTGGAATCGCGGCGGGTCGCAAAACGGTCATCAAGGCTTACACCGATGCTGGCCGCAACATCCCTGCGACCGTCCGCGCCATCTTCAAGATCCCGGCCAACGTCAAGACGAACATCATGACTCTCGGCAACGCCGAGTTTAAGCCGGGCCTGCAGCACGTCGTGAAGATGGGCCTGAATAGCGTTCTGCGCATCAACAACCGCCAGGCGACCCGTCTCACCAAGGCTGAGCTCCTGGCCATCGCGCGCAACATGAACATCCCCGAGGCAAACGCCAAGATGGCCCCGACCCGCCTCGTTGGTCTGATTCAGAACAAGGCGGGCGTCACGAACAAACTGAACCGGACGTATGACGTGCTTGTGAACGGCACATTCTACAAATTTATGAACAATGGCCGCGTAGAGAAGACAACAGGCGAGGGAGTCCAGACGCGCCGGGCGTGGGCGACCATCCCCGTGGCCGAACAGAACAAGATAGCCAAGAAGCTCTTACCCGTGAATTTGCACACGGAATACAACGCCACGGCAAAGGCTAACCGGTTCAACACCCTCCGGGCCCACGTGGCGGGCAAAAAGCCGGCCAAGGCGCCGAGCCCTCTGCGTCCCCGCCCCCCGACACCGAGCCCTTCCAATTCTAATTCCAATGCGAATAACGCCATGGCCCTCGAGTTCGAGTACGGCCTGCGCCTCTCACAGAACCTCGGTAATCTTTATCGTAATGGAAATGAGGCAACTTTCATCAAGTCCTATGGTAAGTTGCCTGTGGGTGCGCGCGGCAAGCCTCTCAAGGCGAATGTGAATCGGACGTACAAGAAGTTCGTGAAGGAGACGGCGGGCATGCGCACCAATGAGCCATCCAAGGCCCGATACGTGACGCGAATTCAGATCCCAAATTGGATCCCGGTCAACAAGGTACAGCGGTACAAGAACTTGGTGACTAACCTGGCTTTCCAGAAGCCCAAGCCCAAGGTGGCTAATATGAAGGTGGCGATAAAGGCGTGGCTCGAGGCCGAAGTACCTCGGAGTCCCGCGCGCGCGGCACGTACCGTCGAGAACGCCATCACGGGTGAGATAAAGCACCTTCCGGCATACGTGCCCAAGGCGCGCAAGACGCCCAACATCCCCAAGAGATCCCCTCCCCCTAAGAAGAGCCCGAAGCCCAAGAAGTACAACGCGGCAAAGAGCCCCCGACTCCAGAAGGAGTACGCCCTCCCGGTAAACCGGGCCAACCTGGCGAACCTGAATAACGCCCTGGCTAATATAGGGCTACCGACCGGTCCACGGAATACATACACGTGGGCGGGTCTGGTGCGCGCGGGTCTAGACCCCAAGTTCCGTAACGTCTGGCTCAACAAGGTGGCCAAGAACTAGACGCACTTGAGGAGGTCGAAGATTTTATAAAGTAGGTTGTACATGGTGTCCTGATCGTTGACCAGCTCGGGCTTGATAATTTCAAGCTCAATTTGGTAAGTCGTGTCCTCGTCCGAGTCGGGGTCGTCCGGGTTACCCTTCACGATGGACATATCGATCGAGAGATTCTTGCGAACAAAAGACCAACGCTCCTTGGTCTTTTGCTCTGTGCTCGTCTCTTCACCATCGTACTCGAACGGCTCCTCTGTCGAAACGCCCAGACGCACGTCCAGAGGCTTGCCGTCAAGCACAAAGTCGTCCACTCGGACGCGCTTCTTGATGTGGCCAACTTGCTCATCAGTCTCGTCATCGACCGTGAGGCGCTTGGACCCCGCAAAGTAATACACGGTCGACTTGGTATGCTTGGTCTGCTCCCAGCCGTCGTAACGCTCGAGAGCTCGCAGGACCTTCTTGAACGCCACCTGACCCACGTTAGTGTCGAAGCCCCCACGGGCCGAACGGCCGAACCGGATCTCAATCTCGGTCCCAGGGTTGTTCTTGTGCGCATTGATGATGGGCGCCCACTTGTCGTAAATCGGGTGAGCCTCCATTTTTGCTTTAGAGATTATACGAGCCTTTCCTCTAAGAGGATGCGCGGTCTGGTGAACCTGGGCAACACGTGCTACTTCAACACTGCGGTTCAGTGTCTGGCTCATGTTCCACCCTTGAGCAAGTTTCTGTTCGAGGCTGACCCGTACGACGGCTCGTGTGACGTGACGCGAGAGTACCAGAAGGTGGCTCGGCAACTGTTTATGAAAGATTTGACTGATCCTGTAGATCCACGTGATCTCCTTGCGGCCTTCAGGACACGTTTTCCTGCATTCACAGGCGGGTCTCAACACGACGCCCAAGAGGTCATAGTACTTCTGATCGATGTATTTGAGAAATCAATTGGTCAGAAGTTTATCAAGTCAATCTTCAACGGTCAGGAGTGCCAGGAGACTGTGTACCCCGGCGGCGTCTCTAAAAAGACGAACGAATTTGTAACCTTAATTCTGAACCCCATGGAACCCACGAACCTACCTGAATTACTCGAAGAAAAGAACAAGTACGTAGGGATCGAAGGGTATGTCGATGACGACGGCCGGCGCCATCACGTCGCGGCTGTCCGGACGGTCGTGACTCAATGGCCCCGCGTTTTCGGGATCACGTTCTCCATGTATGATCACAAATTTCCAATTGAAATTCCTACAGAGTTCGAGGGCCACAAGCTGTTCGCGGCCGTGATTCATCATGGGATTCAGTGGGGTGGGCACTATGCGCTACTCGTGAGACGATGGGACAAGTGGTACATCAAGGATGATGAAACTGTTACTGAATTAAACGAGGTGCCTAAGTGCGCGCCGTTCTACATGGCTTGGTACCGTTCCTAAAACTCGGTCACGAGGATGTTCTCACGCAGATTCACCAATGTCCTGAAGTAGGTCCTCCTGTTATTTGCGTGCATCTTGTCGGTCCTGATCTTCTCGACGAACCACCCGAGATCGCCGTAGCCACACTCGACTATTGTTCCGTTGGCCAAGTCTGGTCTTTGGTGGCGCAAGTGCAACTCGGCCTCCTTGTAGGGCTCCCCACGATCCTGTACAAAAAGCTCCTTCCCATTTTGCAAACAAAAATCGATCGTGATGCGCTCTCGGGGTTTCCACTTGAACATGGTCTCGTGGGTGCCCATGCGGATCGGCTCTTCTATGGGGGTGAAAACCAGACCGTCCGTCTCGTACTCGAACGAATTTAGATCGGGAAAGGGGGTTCCCAAAGCCCACATGGTCTTGACCCGGATCTCGAATGGGGCGTTGGCAGTCTTGATGATACCCTTGAGGACCGCCCGGGCCTTCTCGAGCCGTTGGTTCAAAGGCGCCCGCGTGAGGTCCTCACCCTTGACCCGAACGGCGTCGTAGACCATGAAGAGCATCTTCCCTGACTTGGCCTTGACGAGTTCTCCGTCGAGCAAGGTGTCCTTAGGCATCCTGATCTTCACGGTCTCTGTGCGAAACGCGCGATTCACCAAGGCCACAGTGCCCTCTGGGGTGCTCACGAGCAGGTGACGCACGCCGTCAGTCTTTTCACACACCAGGTAGGGTTGGCGTTTGAGGAGACAGAAGTGCCGACGCTCTATCGACACTGGTTGGGGTCCGGGAAAGCGGCTCACGTCAGAGGATCCCCACGAATCCTGAATGAACCGCTCTACCATTTTTGATTATAAATTAGACGCGCCCAGTCTCTAAGGGGCCAGTTCCACACCTGACGCCTCGAGGATATTTCCAAAGCATTCATGTACGAAGTGACAGATCACCGTTGCCTCGGACGCGACACCAATTTTTAGTTCCAGACTCATGAGGCGGGAAAACATCGCCTCATTATCCGTCAGAGGCAGTACAACGTTCACCTTGCCTCCACGAAGCTTCTTGTCGACCGGCTTGGCGTCCATGAGCCACACGCGCGCGGACGTCTTGATGGCCTCGTAAATACCATCGGTGAGTTTGCGACCAACCTCGGTATCGAACGCGAGACCACGCTGATGACTAGGCTCCGTCGAACCAGCCTTGGTCTTCTGGGCAAACTGATCCCAGTTGATGCCCTCCTTGACCGACGGGAAGACGAGGATAGACGTGCCCTTGGGCATGGGCTCGAAAACCTTGGGCAGAATTTCATTATTTAGGTTAGTTCCGTACTCCATCCAGAAGATGCGCTCACCCGTCTTGATCATCTTGGGCAAGCTCGCCTTGTCGTCAACAAAGTGAATCTCGAGGTGGACCCCGCGCTGCATGCACTGAACGTGGATGTTCATCATCGTGTGTAGGGTCGTGGCGACGATGGCCTTGTTGCGGGTCTCCGCCACGAGATGGATCATGGTGGCCATTGATAAACTATTGATTAAGATCCTTAAGTGGAACTGGTAGCCTTGATCCGCTCCTCGAGAGACCCGAAGAACCGAATGTTGCCTACATGGCCTAGGGTCGTCATACAGTCGGCGAAAATCTGACCACCCATCTGCTGCCAGCGGCGGCAGAACGCGTAGTCCTCCGAGAGGTACCGGCGCGAGACCGGGTCGATCATACAGTCGAATACTGCGTGGTACGTGTCCAGGTCCTTGTTTTGGTGGTCGTTGACGCACAGAAGCTCTGGGTAGCGCTCGTGCATCTTAGTAAATACGTCACGCTTGATCAACATGAACCCCGTGGGGCCGTCCAGCACCTCGGCGAACCCGTCACGGATGGGGGTGTTGGCCGCCTTGAAGTTCATGACGAGCGACGCCGCCACGCGCGCCAGGTCCTTGCGACCTGCACCCGACTTGACGTACGCCTCGGCCTGGTCCCACATCACGCACTTCTTGGGGTAGCACGCGACCGACACCTCATGATCCGCCTTGATAAGACGGATGACCGAATCAGGATCAAAATGGACGTCTGCGTCGATGAACAGGAAGTGGGTCGCCTCCGTCTTCTGATAAAAGCGGGCCACGGCAAGATTGCGGGCACGATGGACAAGCGACTCATTTTCGGTCGTGTCGAGCATCATCTGGATGCCGTTAGCTGCACACGTGCGCTGGAGACGAAGCATAGACTCGGCATAAGCCTGGAGACACATACCCCCGTAGCATGGGGTGCTAGCAAATAGTACGATCGGCGTGCTCATTAAATTATAACAGGCCAGAATCCTTAACTAACGTCTCGATCTTCCCCAATGTAGGGACGGACACGTCACAAATTCTGCAAATCTCCGCCTTGCTCGGTTTGAGGCCCTCGAGAGACAGGATGTGGAAGATGACGGCGCACGCCACCGCCTTGGGTGTCCGCCCCATAAGCTCCACGCACTCATTGAGTGCCTGGCACCCCTTGACGATCTTCATCTTGATCCGACCGCGCGCACCTTCAGGGATGCAAGTGATTTCGTTCACGAATCGTGCAATCAGGTCGGCCGGCGTCGTGACGTGCACCTTCTTGTCGGGCACCTGCTCTTGAAAAATCTCCGTCGTCCGTGAAAGGTCCCGGGCCGGTATCCCGAACGCGTCGGCGATCTCCTTGGTCGTGCGCGCCACGCCAAACTCCCTGCAGGCCTGAAAGATGCAGTTGGCCTTGATGCCGTTGCGAACAGCGCCTCGAGTCAATACGGCTTCGTTGAAAGCCTTGTACTTGATTTTGGCCTGATACAGGACCGCCTCAGGCAAGTTCAGAATCTGCTTGCCAACCTTGTCGAGTGATAAGTACGCATGAAAAAGTGCCCGGTCTCGGTGGTTCATGGTGGAGTGTTGATGAATTCGGGCCATGCGCATCTGTTTGTACGTGCTGGGTGAGTTGGGACCTCGCCACGCCGGCACACGGATGAGAGTCCCTTGCCCCCAGGCGGCCGAGAAGTGATCGGTGTTTACCGGGGC